TATCCGCACAGTAAAATAAGATTCAAAGAAAAAGCCTATCATATCAAGGGGTTAACCTTGGTAGATAGGTCTTTTTTTATTTTGAGGGGCAAGAAAGGGGCAAGTTATCAATGATTTCAACTACCTTGTTTTTCATTTTGTTGGTAACGTGAGTGTAAATCTTCATTGTAGTATCGCTATCGTCATGTCCTACCCTGTCCATTATCGCCTTCAACGGAACGCCACTTTCAGCTAGATAACTGACTAGTGTATGTCTGAATATGTGTGATGAAATCGGTTTGTTAATTGGCTTGTCTAGTCGCTTGTTGGCAGCTTGGATAGAGTTGTTAAATGAGTTTCGCTGAAGTGGTACTCCCTTATCTGTTACAAAAATATAATCCCTATCCATAGCTACCCAATCGTCTGACAGCGACCTGTTTAGATCCCGAATCTGTATAGCTTCATCCAGCAATTCCATCTCACGTTTGGTTAACTTGTTACTGCGATAGCCTGCTGGGGTTTTAGGCGGTTCTTTTTTAGCTCTCTTGTAGCCCTGGACACTATCCAGAGTGCCAAAAATATCGAGATAACCCTCTTCTTTCCTATAATTGCATGTTTCAAGAGCTACCGCCTCACCAATCCGAGCACCACTGACAAAGAGGAACTCAGCAAGGATGGCGTTTCTATAGGTTCGTTTTTGCTTTCGTAATTCTGCCAGTAGCGGAAGTAGTTCAGTTTCTATCTCTAGGAATTTGTTTCTTATTTTGTCGTAATCTTCCATCGTTTGCTGTTTCTTAGGAAGTTTCGCTTGTCTGGCTGGATTGCTATCAATATAGCCAATAGTGCAAGCGTAATCGAAAGTTAGATTCAATATAGATTTAATGCGCTCAAGGATTGAACGTGGAACATCGGTATCATTGATAAAGCGTTGAATATAGTGTGTATCAATGTTTGCTATTTTGACATCTATAGCGAAATTATCTGCAACGTATCTGACGTTGCTGGTCATGGAGCTAATCGAAGTCCTACGAATTCCCTTCTTGTGAAATTCCCACCACTCGTTCAACACATCGTTAAATGATGCGTCGGTAGTGTTTAAGTCAGCCATCTTTTCAGCTATCTTATCATCCAGCAAGCGTTGAGCTTCTTTCTTTGCTCGGTTTGACCCACTATTAAGCGTTACAGATACCCGTTTCCATTTCTCAGTGTAAGTGTCTTTGTATCGCTCAAAATATTTATATTTACCGTTTGGTAATTGTTCTACCCACATTGTATTTACCTCACTTTTTTGATAAAATGGGTACAGAAAAAGACTTGTAAGACTGCTCTCAGTTTACACGATTTTTTCTGTGATGCTTGCTCTACACTCTAAGTTTGGCGACGGTGAGTGTAGGGCTTTTTTATTGTGATAATAATTTAGTTTTCTGTGCTTGAAATTCTTCCTCAGTGAGTACGCCGTTATCAACCAATGATTTTAATTTAATCAATTCGTCAGCAATTAGATTCTGCGATAGTGGTTGACTGTTCTGGCTCACTTCTATCTGTGGTCTATATAGACTTTGTTTGTATGCTTCGGATGCACGTTTAATCTTGTCAGATAGGACTGGGACAGCAATCTTCGGGATGTTCTTGATATGTGCCCAAGATACCCCGTTCATCACCGAGATTTCACCCAAGAGGACTCCACTTTTAGACGATACACCATTGACCATATCAAGAGGAATTTCAGAAGTTTGGACCCCGTAAATCATGCCCTTATCAACAAACATAATGCGTTTTTGAGTTAAAACGATTAAGACAGTGTTGCCGTCATAAAATCCAGAAGCGGCATATTGTATAACCTCGTCGTCTGATAGCAATTGCGGTAGGTAGTTGACCTCTTTTCGAGTACCGAACATCTTAGGGACGCCCGCCTGCATTAATTGAGTTTGAACTGTTAATAAATTCATAATGTTACCTCATCATTTTTAGAAATTCATTTTTTACAAAAGTCTCATCGCAAATCGTGGTGAGATTATATTTGTTCATAAAACGGACGTAATTAAAATCGTCCAGGGATTCGTTTTCGAGCAATCCACGGATCATGTCTCTATTGGCGTGAGCTTCGTATTTCTCACGCAAACGCTCATAGTCTTTAGAATTGTGCTCTAGGTGGCCCAACTCATGCAGAATTACCTTTAAACGTATTTCTGGGGATAAATCCCCATTGATATAAACCACCCTGTTTATGGGGTCGAGAAAACCGTTTCTGGACCACTGGCTAGAATTGAACTCACAAAGAGACACGTTGAACTGCTCAAGCAATTCTTTTTCAGTCATAGCACCTCACACCAGTTTCTATAGAAAAAAGCAAAAAAGCCAATTCGACAAACGAACTGGCTCTTTTTAGACGTTTTGTTCCCTTACACTTGCGCACGCACAAGCCATAGGGCGCTGAACTTAATCAGTCTTCCACTAAAAATAGTTTACAAAATGTTTTACTTGTTGTCAATGATTTTACAAAAAATAATAAACATTTTAACCAGTTCTGGCGTTTTTGTGTAATCAGATGCATATCTTTGCATTCGGTCGATAAGATTTTGGATCTTTAAACCTTGGTGATATTGAACCGCATTGGAACAGTAGGCATTTGATAAGGCAATGAGTGAAAGAAGGTCATTCACTTTGCGGTATTGACGATATTTGAGAACGCCCTTTTGTCTAGCAAACGTATTAACTACGGCGTTAACTCTATTCAATTTTTCATCATCTCTAAATACATTTACCATCAGGACATTATTGTGAGCGCAAGCGTTTCTGAGATGTCTCGAGTTATCACCTAACGTCACAGCCTTTTGAAGAGAGCTGGGATTATACTTATCAAAATAAAGCCTTACTAATTTTAACAAGCAGCCATAATCCATGTGCTCCATTAACGCCCAAATCGGGATATCAGCCCCACGTTTTAGAAACATATCTTTTTGATATCGAGATTGTCTGAATCGATTGTAGGTACTGTTATAGTATGTTGGGTAATTGACGGCAAATTCTTGAACAATGGTATAACCATCTTCATCGGGATTGTTAGTGATCAATCTAGATAACTCGACTTTTATAAAGTGTTCTACATTAATAGCAATATCTAGAAGCGTATCTCGCAAATACATATCAATTGTGGCTAAATCTACAAGGTGCTGAAAATCAAGGTGTTGATATTTCCCGTTTTTCTTTTTAAAATTTTTTCTAAAAGCAGAGACTTTATAGTAGTAGTTGTTCTTTTCTAAAAAAGTAATGGCTTTCCCTTTTGACATAAGTTCAAAAGCAACCCCGTTATTATCAAGCAAAGCAACTAACTCTCTATAAGATTGCTTGGATTTGCGAACCATCCTCAATCCTCCTTGCTACTCATATAGCCGGCAATTATGCCCCGAATGGCACGTTTATCTTCCTCTGTAAGAGGTTTACCGTCGAACATCATGGCATTATCGATGATTTCGTCGATATCGTGGGTATTGGTTGGTTGTTCCTCAGTGGTCTCTGGACCGTCTCCAAAAAGAATGTAATCTGTCGAAGTTCCTAAAGCTTGAGCTAGCTTTACAATCTTGGTTCCCGTTGGAATGCTAGCCCCGCTTTCCCATTTTGAAATAGTTGAGTCAGACTTATACCCTAACATTTTCGCTAATTCAAGTTGACTAATGCCCTTGCTAGCTCTCAAACCTTCAATTCTACTTCCTCTTTGCTTATTCAAATCCATATCTTTCTCCTTGCTGTTTATATTAACATTATATAGTAGACTTTCTTAATTTTCAAGTTGATTTATAATAAAATAAAAAAAACTTGAAAAAAAATCAATAAAACCATTGACATTGAATTTAATTCAAGCTATAATGTGTTTGTAAGTTAGTTAGAGAGGAGGAACAAAATGACAGAAATGGTTCCAAAAATTACAATCAAAGAACTACGAGCACGACACAATTTGTCGCAGGAGAAGTTTGCTGAAAGCGTTGGTACTACAGCTCAGACGGTAAGTGCATGGGAGAAAAACCAACTTTCAATTTCTCCTAAAAACATGGTGCGTATTTGTAAGAAATATCACATTCAATCGTCTGATTTGTACGGTATCTGATATTTTTTTACAACAAAACTTGAATTTTATTCAAGGTAAACAAGCTAACAAGAGCGTAGCTATTTGAAACCTATTAACATTATCTTAGGTTCTGGTTCGAACCTAATTAAAACAATGTAAAGGAGCTTAAATAAAAAAATGAAAATAATCTATAAACCAGTCGGAGTTAATGAAACGGCTGAGTGGGGAGACTACGACCACCTCATGCAGCGGTGGGAAGGTCTAGGTAAGTCGATGGCGAAAAACCTCATTCGAGAAATGAGGGACAACAAAGACTTTCGAGACTACGTATTCAACCCAACACACAAACTGGTTTTCATCAACTATGAAGGTTTCAAGTCCTACAACGATTTGATATTCATAATTGTCTCCTTAAATATATATAAATCTATGAAAAAAATCCTCACTAGTTCTCTAGTGCGGCCAGGGAAAAGAAGAAAGGAAAATAACATGAAATTTTTTAACTGGATTTGGTCTAAAAGACAAGAAAAAGAAGTGGAAGTATTTGAAGTTCGTCCACATCGAATGATTGACGAAAAGGTCAGAGAGTTCAACGCTGACCACGGATTACCATTAGATCAACTTGTGGGGTAACTCGTGAAGCTATTAAGAAAACTATTTCCCAAGAAGAAACCGAAACAGCCGGAGCCATTCTTTGAGTGGGTTGAAACACCAGAGGAAAAGAGCGAAAGGCTCAAGAATAAATATATCAAATAACAACATCTTTCAACGTGCAGCCATGGCCCTGCCGTGGAGTGTACTTATACCCATAATTTTCCCCATACACTATACAAAACTTTTTTCCTAATATTCCCATTTTACAAGTCTAATAAACATTGAAATGTTCTACGGTGGGGCTATGGGTGCACGTTGAAGGCACTAAAAAAACACGGGTAAGGGCCCGTGCTAGATAAATTAATTACCAAGGAGATTATATCATGTCTAACTTCAATACTCAACCAATCGCAAAACCTAGCTACATCAAAACTAAAGCCTTTGGGCTTTGTGGCACGCTCGCACTTGCTACAGCTCTATTGATTGGAGCTGGTCAAGTATCAGCGGACGAGACTGCCGCACCAGTAGCAGATACACAACCAGCGGTTGCTAATGTGTACACAGCGGACAACGCTGGCAATGTTACGGTGACACCTTCTGAAACAGTGGCACCAGTGGAAACACCAAAAGTGTTGGCACCAGCACCAGTAGAATCTCAACCGATTGCTACAGAAGCAGCTCAACCAGTGGCTGAAACTCCAGCGCCAGTCGAAACTGCTCCAGTAGCTGAAACACCAGCGGCACCTACTACAGTTACTAAATCGGGCGACACTATCAATGTCGAAAACCCAAACGTTGAGGTTACTTTCCCTAATGGCAACGGCAAATATAGCCCGTTTGAAGTTGAGTATAAAGATATTCAAATTCCAGACAATGTGCCGGTTAACGAGGGGGACAAAGTTACTTTTGACTTGCCTCAAGAAGTGAAATTCCAAACCTCTTACGAGTTTGATGTACATAACCCTGAAAAAGCAGTAGTTGGTAAAGCTACAGCGGACGCTACCACTAACAAAGTAACTACTGTATTTAACGACTATTTCAAATCACACCCTTTGAATAAGATCATGAACTTGAAACTAGATGCAAGTTGGACAGATAAAG